CGCAGTGGTGGACCGCGCCGGCTAATTCCATCGTCGTGGTCGATGAGGCGCAGATGGCCGGTTTTGGCGTTCGGCCGCGCGGGCAGGTTCCCGAGTGGGCGCAAAAGCTAGAAACTCATCGCCACCTCGGCATCGATTTGGTGTTCATCACTCAAGACCCGAGCCTGATCGATAGCCATGACCGCAAGCTCTGCGAGTTGCACTTCCATGTGCAACGCAAGTTCGGCATGCAGCGAGCCACGATTCACGAGTTCAGGCCGGTGCGCGAGAACGTCCTGAAGTCGCGCAAGGACAGCATCCAGCACCATTGGGCCTACCCGAAGGAAGCCTTCGATTGGTACACCAGCGCCGAAGCGCATACGCACAAGCGGCGCATTCCGATGAAGGTGAAGCTCATGCTAGCGCTGCCCTTCATCATCGGTGCGATTTCCTGGTTCGCTTGGACCCGCTACCTGGATCCGCATCGAGTCAAGAACAGTCCCGGCGTGGCGGCTGGCATGGCCGCCTCTAGCGCATCCGCACCGATGCAGCACCGCAACGCCGCGAGGCTCACACGGGCCGAGTACGTCGCGCAGAACATGCCGCGAGTGCCCGGCCTCTTGCACACCGCGCCGGTCTACGATGAGGTGACGAAGCCTGTCGAGGCGCCATATCCTGCCGCGTGCGTTAGCACGTCAACCCGGTGCCAGTGCTATACCCAGCAGGGGACCAAGCTCGATGTGCCGCCCGGCCTGTGCGGCGAGATTGCTGCGGGAGGCTTCTTCGTCGCCTGGGCGCAATCGAAGGTGCAGCAGGCGGTGCAGGCGGTGCCGTTGCAGGCACGCGAAGGCCACTTCCAGGCCCAAGGCGGTGTTATTTCGCTGGGAGGCAACCCCAGGAGCCATTTCACCGCGATGACCACCTCCACGGCCTCGAATATCACCGGCAACGTGGAGCAGGCGGCGCCCACGAACCGGCCGGCACCCAAGACCCCATCCTGAAGGAAAGCGGCCGGCTCGGTAAGCGTAGCGCGAGCCGGCCGCGCAGGGTCACTGCCTGGGGTATGGGGCCATGCCCCATGCGCAGAGCGCCGTCCATCAAACTCGCGAAGCGGCGGCAGCTGAACAGCAACCGCACATGCCTACGTGAACCCTGCGGTGGAGCCGCCCCTTACGGTGGGGGCGTGTTCTGCAAAGCCGCCTTTAGACTCGCGAGGATGTACGGAGACTTTCGCGATCAGCCCGGCCCGAACGATGTGCCGAGGCTCACGTTCTGGAATGCGGTGTGGGCCGTTGCGCTTGGCGTGGTGCTCGGGTGGCTCATCATCACTTTCATCGAGGCGCTTTGGCTTCGCATCGTTGTTGTGCCTGAATTCGAGCGGGCGTTGAAGTCATTCGTTGATGCCGCGAACGATGCAATTCGACGCGGTTCTCGCTGATCGCTTACAGGGTCATTCGCTGAGCCGAAGTCGGCAAGTCGCAGTAGCCGCTCGATCGTTTGCTGCAGGGTCTTCACCTCGGTGGCGCGGCATGCCGCGAGGCCCGCATACATGCGCGCTTGGTTCGTTGCCTCGGCGTCGACGGCGCCCATTCCCCAGCGCGTGAGCCAGAACAGCGCGAGCTGCGCGGTGCGTGGCATCGTGTCGGTTTTGATCCATCGGTCGACGGTGCAGGGATGCACGTCAAAGCATTTTGCGAGGTCGGCCGTGCGCGGTCGGCCGATGTCATCGAGCATCATGGAGACGGGCGGTAGCGCCCGAGGCAGGCGATTCAGCATGCCTAGACTTCGGCCATCACGCGAACGCCTGAAGGCGGGGCACCCGTTGGAGGGATTGCCGCAGCCGGGCCAGAAGCCGTCGGATGGTTGACATAATATACAGAGGGGCCCCGCGGTCAGCGAGGGCGGGGCTCTCTACGGCGGTCCTGGCCCGAGCGTCGTTCGGCGCCTGAAGTAGGAGCGCGACGCTCGCCGCTCCCAGGCCGAAAAGCACGCGCTTCAGCATGGCCGCCTTTGGCGCGTTTTTCGCGTTTTCTACGATGGCTGCTGCGATGTACTGGCGCGCTTCGTCGCCTCGTACCCCTGCAACTTCGCACATTGCGGCGGCTGCCTCGGGGCTGACGGCTCGGCGCCCTTTTTTCATGGCGTTCAGCGTTTGCGCGTCAATGCCCAGCGCGTCAGCTAATTCCCGATCTGTGTGCACTTTTTCACGCGCGATGGAAATGAGTGTTTGCACGGTCTTCACGTAAGCACCTTTGCCTATCAGACTCCCGTTCCGTAAGCACCTTTGCTTACGTACACATGGAGTCAGCCATGATCCGCATCACTGTATCTCAGACCACTGTCCGTGAACTTAAGGGCACGAGCAAAAACACCGGCCGTCCTTACCACATGCGTTTTCAGACCGGCTATGCGCACACCGTGGACAGGGAAGGCAATCCGCCCCCGTACCCCGAGAAGTTTGAGATTTCTCTCGATCAAGATCAGCAGCCCTACGCTCCGGGCGAGTACCAGTTGCACCCCTCGGCGGTCTATGTCGATCGTGATGGCCGTTTGGCCGTCTCGGCTCGGCTGACTCCGGCCAAGCCTGCCACGCGCGCCGCCGCTTGAGGGGTGCGCCATGCATTCGCATGACGACATCCACGCCGCCGCCTTCTCGGCGGCGCTTCAGTTGGCCGCTGTCAACGGCGCCCGCGGCATCCTTGCCGCCGAGCAGGAAGACAACCCCGAGGTTCAGGCGGTGGCCCTCGTGCTCGCGGCTGATGGCTCTTTCGAGGTCACCGCGATGGATGGTGCCGGGCGGCCGGTGGGAGGGTATGCGCTATGAGCCTTTCCGCTCGCATGCTCATCGCGTATCGGCAGGCGATTCGCGAGGGTCGCTCACCGCAACACCACTTTGCATGGGAGCACTGCTCCCGTGTGCTCGCGTCGTCTCTCATTGGGGCCGGCGCATGATGTCGCCGGTGGCCTTGTTCACGCGGGCTGACAGCGTGTATCTGGAGCTTGGTGTCGAGTGCTTCGACATTGAGCGCGACGCGAGGACGTTCAAGGGCCGCGCGCCGGTAGTGGCGCATCCACCGTGCCGCTCATGGGGTCGGCTCGCACACATGGCGAAGCCACGTCATGACGAGCGTGACCTGGCTATCTTCGCGGCGTGCACTGTTCGCATGAACGGCGGCGTGCTTGAGCATCCGGCCGACTCGAAGCTATTTCCGTTGCTCGGGGTTGCACCTGGTAAGCGGGATCGCGTCGGCGGTTGGGTGTTGCCGGTCCTTCAGTCGTGGTGGGGGCACCCCGCGCCGAAACGTACCTGGCTCTACATCGTCGGCGTTGAGCCTTGCGACATACCGCGCATGCCGCTCGTTCTCGGGCTGCCTGCGGGTCGCGTTGAGAACCAATCGAAGGCGGATCGTGAACGCACGCCGCGTGAGCTGGCCGAGTGGCTTGTTGACCTGGCGGGAAGGGTTGCGCTGTGACCGCAACGACTCGCGGCGAGGTCGTTGCCGTCGCGCGTGCGCAGGCTCGTGCTGCCGTTGCCGCCGACCGAAGCGGCGTAGCCGCTGGGCTTGTCTCAGTTCCAACAACTCAAACGAGGGGCCTTTCCAGTGAACTCGTTCAAGCAAATGTCACCGCGGCACGCCGCGAGGCTTGCAAGGCGGTGGGCGCGTTTGAGCTCGACGCAAAGAGTCGTCGCTACGCTGGCCTACGCATGTCAGTGGGCTTTGCGGCGCGCGCTCACGCAGTCAGCGAGAAAGGTCATCGCAGCGATGCGGCATGGATGGTCACGCTGACCTACGCAGGCGACAACGACGCGTGGCGTGCAGAGCACTTGGCAACCGCCATGAGCGCGTTCCGCATGTGGTGCAAGCGTCAGGGCATTGCGTGCCGGTACGTGTGGGTGGCCGAGCTTCAAAAGCGCGGCGTCATCCATTACCACATCGCGGCTTGGTTGCCGCGTGGCGTCTCCATGCCCAAGTGGGACAGGCGAGGGTGGTGGGCGTATGGCATGACCAACACCCTCAAAGCAAAACACGCGACCGCGTACCTCATGAGCTACCTGAAGAAAGGTGACCTTGAGGCGCGCGGCTCTCTACCCAAAGGAGCGCGCAACTATGGTGTTGGCGGCCTCGATCACTCTCTGCGCCGCGCTCGTCGCTGGCTTCGTCTGCCTGCGTTCGTGCAGGGCAATTCTTCGATCCACGACGACTGGAAACGCGCTGAAGGCGGCGGATGGTTTGCGCCGGATGGCACTCGATTCGCGTCTGAGTTCGCGACAGCGTTTGTCGGTGGTGTCCGCTGCCTCATCCGTGTTGCTCGCCACGCCGTTTCCATCGACGCGAGCGGCCCGTTCTCCTGGCTCGCCGACCGTGAGAGGGCAGTTGCATGAGCATCGGTGAACACCATCGCAACGGCATCCATGCGCGAGAGGAAGTGCCGCCGATGAGCGTGCAGCCGCGAGGGCAGGGTCGGCCGCGTGTTCGTCTGCTGCTCTTTGTCATCGCCGTGGTGCTCGCGCTGTGCGCTGGCTACGCGCGTGCGGCCTGCACCTCCAACACGTGGACATACGGCGACGAGACCGGGTACTCCACGACCGGCGATTTCGGCGATACCGCCTGCGAGTCGTTTAGCGCGTGGTTTCTCGCGTTCGGCGGTCCGCGCGTGGTTCATAGCTGCACCGTCGATGGCATGAGCTTCTCCGCTTCCGTCACAGGCGGCGACGGCAACCTACATACGTGGACCGGCACCCGCGCCGGCACGTGCGACCCGGAGGAACCGCCTCCATCGCAAACAATCGTGGCAACCATCGTGCTGCCCGATTGGATGAACTTGTCCGCTGAGGACGGTCTTGCACTGTCAGTTGCCATCCTGACGGTGTGGGGGTCTGCCTTCGCGTTTCGCGCTGCGGTGCGAGCGCTTGGCACAAGTGATGGCGATCAAACCTGAAAGGAAATTCATCATGTCGTTCAAGCAAGTTCGCAAGTACGGTCCTAAGCTGGCCGCTCTCGGCGGTGCCCTGGCTATTGGCTCGGCCAATGCCGTGTTCACGGTGCCGACTGAAGTCACTGACGCTGCCACATCCGTGGCCCTCGTCGGCGCCGCCGTGTTCGCCATCATGGTGGGTATCAAGCTCTACAAGTGGATCGCACGCGCTCTGTGATCTGAGGGGCTCCAGGGGGACGCCCCTGGGCTCTTTTCGTTGCCGCTTGTCGGCGTCAACGCAAAGAGAGGTGTGCCATGGGATGGTTTGTTTTGCTCGCGATCCTGCCTGCTGCGTGGATCGTGTTCACTTCGCTATGAAACGCGCTGTTGTAGGGCTGCTGCTTCTGTGGTGGTCGATCACAGCACTCGCCGTCACCGAAACCACAGCTGCCGAGTTCGTCAGTGATGGTGCGTATTTTCCTGGCCGTTTCGCGACGGCGGCGTCGGCGTGTCAGGCGTCACCGCCGGCAGGGTACTCGTATGCGTCCAATTCGAGGATCAATTCACCGCCGAATCCTCCTTCGCATCAATGCTCCTACACATCTAATAGCACTGGCTCCACTTTTCAGCCGATCAATCGCATAGTCACTGCTGCCTGCCCTGTTGGAGCAACGCCGAGTTGGGCCTGGAGTTCGTCGCTCGAGGCATGTGCAAGGACGGTTATGGCGTGCACCCCTCCGCAGGTTGCCAATTCGAGCGGCGTTTGTGAGACGCCATCATGCACCGCCGGTCTAGTGGCGGCGTCGGGGTATTTCGACGTCGGTACCGATCCGAAGAAAGCGCCCGTCGTTGTCGCGTGCAAGAACGGTTGCGAGGCGGTGATGGCGTCATGCATTACTTTGCTTCGGGCGAGTACGTTAATTCTGGTGCATCGTGCACCACGGGTGCTGATCCTGGAGCGCCTGTGCCGACACCGCCTGCGCCGTCGTGTGGACCGGGGCAGGTGCTTGGTAGCGTGAACGGCAAACAGGTGTGTGCAGACGGAACGACCGGCAACCCGTTGCCCCCGAAGTCGTCAAGCGACACCAATACCGAAACCACTACGACGGACAACGGCGACGGTACCACCACGACGACGACAACGACGACGACGAACACGACCGGAGCGGACGGTAGCAAGGGCACGACCACGACGACGAACACGAAGACGTGTGACGCGGCCGGCAACTGCGAGGAATCCACCACCACCGAGTCCGAAGGTGCAGCCGTCGAAGAAGATGGGCCTTCGACCTTCTGCGAAGAAAACCCGGATAGCCCAATGTGCAAGCAGAGCAGTTGGGCCGGGACGTGCGCGGCGTCGTTTACCTGCGACGGCGATGCGGTGCAGTGCGCCATGGCACGCGAGCAGCACATACGCAACTGTCAAATCCTTGAGGATGCGCCGAGTTCGCACCCGGCCGTCATCGCGGCCAATGCCGGCAGTCAACCGAATGATCACCCGAACAAGACCGGCGAGACGATCAACGTCGGGTCGGGCTTCGATCAAACCGACATCGTCGGCGGTAGTTGTCCGTCCGATCAAACGTTCCAGGTCGCTAGCGGCTACCCCTTGGTGACGATCCCGTTTTCTGATTTGTGCGGCCCGGCCGCGATCCTTGGAAACATCCTCGTCGGCATCACTGCGCTGTGTTGCCTGGGCATCGTATTCGTGAAGGGAGACTGACGTGCCATTGTTCGTTGCTGCGTTGTGGGGTGCCCTTATTTCGATGATCGGCACCATTGTTGGTCGCGTGCTTGTGTCGCTCGGCATTGG